GCTGTGCGATTATAGCCGCAACAATAGACTTTCGTATGGATAGCGTTGCCGGTAATCCTCGCGACCCTAAAAAAGAACTATCATCTATGGCTATATTATCAATATAAAACGTCATCGTTTTAGAATGTGCAACGGCCGTACTTCCGATCGTCAAGGTGTCTATCGCCGTCACATGTGCGCTTGTTAGCGACCCACTGGCTTTTGATACGTCATTTAACCACCACTCCCAGGTATCTGTCGCGGCATCCCATTTAACTTCGACCCTGTACTTGCTCCCAATGACCAATGGGTCGTAAACCACTAAATTGGGGCTTCCGTTGTGCCTCATATCCGCAATAATATACACGACTCCGGCCGTCTGAAAAAGCCCCACAAACCATGCAGTTGTCGCCGACCCCATCCCTGCGGCCAACACCATAACGTCATTATTCGCCAAGGTTTCCGCCGTTACAACAAACTCAAAACGAATAAAACTTATCGCCAACGACGTTATAGATTTGCTTATATAAGCGTTAAAGGTCGCATTGGAAACTATTATCTGTAAACACTCCGACAACCAATTGTCGGGGCTTCCCGCAAGAGCCGCGTTAGCGTCCTCGTTTAAGCTGTTTCCGCCGCCTACAACTTCCGTCCATGCGTTCTCGTATCCAACGCCCTCGAATCTTTCGTTTAGTATAATTGTCATATTATTGGCGACTCCCACCATCTGCCGGTTACAGGGTTTCCCCCGATGGGCTTAGTTAGCACACTATACCCTTTATTGTTTCCTCTGTTCTCTATGTGTATTTTTACCTCGCGACCACCTCTAATGTTTTTCAACAATAAATTAAGCCTGGCCTCTTCTTGTGCCTCAATCGCTCTTGATGGTAGATTGCCCGGAAACTCTGATCTGTCAAACTTGTGGCCGCCTATACTGTAGGTTTCCTCTATATCGTCCCAAATAATAGCCATATTCTTACCTCAAAATTTCAAATAAAATTTATTGCTTAAAGCGGCACCGAGTCCCCAGGGTTCCAGGGCGTGACCTTCTTTTGAGCCGTCCTTATGATGTCTTTTAGCGCTTCCTTGTCCTCCGCGCTCACATCCTCCGAATTGTCTATAATTTCCGCAATTTTAAGCCCTAGTGTTAGCAACTGGCTTATCAATGGCAATATTTCCGATACGTTCATAATCAATTACCCCCTGTTAATTTCTGCAACCTGTCTAATAACAATATTAATCTTTCCGAAACTGTCCGGTATCCGGTTAAATCCCCACTATCAATGGCAACGATGGCCGCATCACCTAAAAACGTGTAAATAGCCACCGCCTCATTATATGCCTCTCGCGCTGCCTTACACTCGGACTCGTCAAAGGTTCCATTTTCACACATGGCCATAAGCGCCGGTTTTGACGATTCTAGCACCTCGCCCATAGCTTGATAAGATATAACCACTTGTTTTTCTGCCGGCATGGAACCGAAAGAGCCGCAACCAACGACCCCAAACAAAAGAAAAATTATCGCTATGGCCAGTTTGTAATTATAGTTTTTTTTCATAGAATATTACCCCTCATTGTAATGACTAGCAAAATAAATCAAGCACTATTAAACCAATACTATCCTCTTGGGTTTCTGTTTAACAAGCCGTTTTTCCACACATCGACACCGCCTAGAGCCGCAATAAGACACATGGCCGTTATACTGTTTCCGTCAAAGGGTTTAGCTGCGGCAATATGTATATAGTCAATAAAAGTGATGGCTCCTACACAACAAATCGTAACCGCCATTCGTTTAACGCCAAGAGCGGCGCCCTTGCTCATGTCTGCAATTGTTTCTGTCATTTTATTTTATACTCCCTTCTTTAAAATCCTTTATCTTTCACAAAATAGGCCGGCTCGCTTCCTAGTCGCGGCACATATAGCCAAGTATAAATATTTTTATTTGTTTTCCAGGTAATAACCCCATTTTTGATTAATACGTCCTTTTCGTATGGTGTATTTTTTAACAAGTCCTCGACGGTATAATCGGCGCCACCATCATTATATGTTTTTTGCTTATTTTCTATTAATTGGGCAAAGGAAGCCGCTACCTCGCTAACGGCCGACCGCTCTTCTTGTAGGTCTATTTCTTCCTGGGTTGGTATTCTTAGCCTTGCCATGTGTAATATCAATCTTGAGTTAATAATATAGTCGTCATACCGGTGCCATCGGGTTGGATACTCCATACTTTATATACAACTGAGTCCAGTAGCCTGGTAAACGTGTCGGAATGTCTAACGCCAGGGATGTCAACGTCCGCAACTACGATCGCCGGTGTAGACGACTCCACATCATCAATAATAGTTATAAACGCATTGTCAAAAATAGCGTCTATGTCTACGGCCGTCCGCGAATTAGTAAACTTTTCCGCAAAATCGGAGCTATTTAAAAATATATTTTTGATATCCGCCGCTATGTATTCCTTGAATGTCGTCATTGTGTGGTAGTGTGATTAATTATAGATTATATTTAATTGGTTCTTTGGGTATCCAACCAACAAGGTGAAAGGAGAAATCCTCGCTGAATGGACACCCAAAGAGAAAAATTATACACCGGTTAAAAGGCGACCGGCTCCAACAAAGATTAAAACTTCATCTGTGCTTTGTCTTGCTCTGAAAACATCGGAGCGGTTACTTTCCGCCCTGTACTGCTCAGTGACTATCATTTCCGGGCTATCCTGCTCCCATAACATAGTCCTGCCGATAGATGGCTTTTTCAAGTCCCGGCTACTATCTACCGCATACAGGCCGCAAATAGTATTAGTCCAAATGTCCGCCAGGGTTTTGGTCTGCCCCTTCTTAGCTGTGTCCTTTTGGGCGCCAGTGACTATAACTTCGTCCACCCCAAAATATTGGGCAAGTATTATCAATTGAGCTTCTACGCCGCCTAATTCAATTGGGTTGGTATACTTAAAAGCGTCCGTAATTTCTGCGGTCAATAACAAGTCATTCTTGGTTTTGTCCGAAATGGTCATTTTGTTCGGCTTAACACCAAAATTGGATCTCATTGTATTCATTGCTGAAACCACATCGGCTCTAGGTGTCGCGGTAGCTGATACACTCCACGCGGTACCTACCGCACCGTTAGCAATGACCGCCGTATTCTGTAGCAAAGTAGCTGTCCTGATTTCCTGAGATGCCATTAAAACGTCTACGGCTCGCATAACCGCGATAGCCTCCGCGTCTAGCTGTGCATCGCCATAAAGGGTTCGCTCTGAATCGTCCAAGAGTTCCTCCCAACCGTTTTCCTCACATGAGTAGTTACCTTCTTTGAAGTCATAATCTGACCTGTTATACGCGCCTCTCGGTGCGCGAGCGGTCTTTTGTGGCTTCAAGAAACTTTCAACTGTGATTATAGGATAAACCCCTTCTTTTTTTGGTGTCGTAAACATTGGTAGCAATTTTGGCGCTACGAAACCACGACTCGCGGCGTCAACCGCATACTCCCAGGCGATAGTCGCCAGGTCATTTCTTACTATAGCCGTTGTTTGTGGGCTTGGCATTTTTTTTCCTCCCTGCTTTTTAATTCTAAAATTATAATAACATTTCTTGGTAGCCGGGGACGGGAACAGGTCGCGCTCTAATCCTGTGGGGGAAGAATTATAGGCACCCGCTCCCGCATGGCAAACTATTTAATACAAAAATCTAAACCTTAGACAAACCGTAGCGAATACACTGGAACGGTTACGGCTCCGGCCAAAGTACCTGTCGCGGTAGCTGTAATCTTTATCCTGTCGCCTTCTGCTACTACCAAATCGGCCGGTGTTGCGGTCAAGCTCAACTGGCGCCTGGTATTAGCAACTAGAGCCGATCCGCCGGTGGCCTTTGTGGTGTTGACATCGGAAGCCAATAACATAACCGCCGTACCCGCGCCATCTTGTCCCAGGTTAGTAATTGTCCAGGTAATATAATTTGTGTCATTAGCGGCAAAGGCTGCCAGTGAAGAAAAGTCGACCTCTGCCAGTCGTCCCGCTTTCGGTGCGATAATATATTCGCTTGTTGCGCCAGTGGTCGCAATACTGGTGACACCGGAAGATTGTATGACACTCATGCTCTTAGGATAAACAAGTATTTCTATGATGTCACCGTCTGCGGTAGCCGCTTCCAATGCCATGCCTAATGGGTCACCCGCCGGAACAGTAGATATTTTCCCACCGGCTGCCGGGAACACATCGGCACCAATACCAACCACTCCATTGGCTACCATTTCCAGGGTACCACTTTTGTTATAAGGCTCAATAGCCGCCTTTTCATTGATAGCGACAAGATAATCATTGACGCCCACGCCTGGGTCGCCTACTCCGGCGATGGCCACTTCTGGTGGCGCTGTAGTCGTCCCGGCTTTAATAGCGACCCTGAGTTTTTGCGCGATCTCTACACTTGCGATCATCGTCATCGGGTTCGTAACTTTTCCCATTTTTAAGACCCTCCTAAAAAAAACAAAAAAGATTATATAAAATTTACTCCGCCCGCCAGGAATGACTAGACGGCTCTGATATCTGATGCCTTTATTTTATGCTGACTTCTTAACCTCTTGAACAAAGTCATTTTTTGCGTTTGGATAAAGTTTAGAACACGCAATTATCGCTTTTCCTTTTGTAACGCCTTTATTGTCGGCCATGTACTCGGCGACCAACTGTTTCAGTCCCTTTTCGGAACCGTCCACGTTATCCGGGTTGACAATATCCGCGCCTATTGGTTTAGGGGCGTTGTTTTCCAGGGCTTGCAAGTGATTAGCGTTGCTCTCTTTCTGAGCCTTTAGGATTTCTACGGCTGCCTCCGGTGCTGTGGTTTTTCCATCGGCGATAAAACCTTCAATCATGGCCATATTTGAGCTAGTCGCAAACGACCTAATACTTGTAATCCTTTCCCTCTCTGCGACCGCCCCATCGTTTTTACCCTCAAGCTTACCGTCCTCTACGCCCCTGGCGTACTCTGCGGCCTTGGCGTCTGCTAGATCCTGGTCAAGCGATGCCTTTGCAATCGCCTTGCCTCTTTCTATAATAGCATTATAAAGGTCTACGTTTTCCTCCTGCAATTTTGCCAACTGTTCCATCACTGTCATTTTTGCGCCTCCTAGAAAAATATTAAAATTACTATCTTTTTTATTTATGAACCTTAAAGAGCTTGCACTGTCTGTGACGATGCCTAAAAAGCTTTCCACTGTTATTTTTTCATCGACAAGCCCCGCGTCTATGGCCTGGGTACCAATAAAAATCTTACCGTTTCCCATCTTTTTGTTAACGGTATTTACAGGCACACCCCTAAACGATGCGATACCATTTACAAAAGCGTCATTAACCCTGTTTACCTGGTCTTGTAATACTTCTCGGCCTTTTTCCGACAACGGCTCTAATGACGATGGCACCCTTTTAAATTCTCCGGCCGCTACCTCCGTCTGCTTAATCCCCATCATTTTGTTAAACTCTGATATGTCCGTATGTGTGGTCACCGTACCGATAGAACCTACCACCGTGACGTCACCGGTGATTAATACCTTGTGCGCTGCCGCGCCTATCCACATGGCCGCGCTTGCCATAGTCCCTGACGTTACCGATATAATAGGTTTTACGCTTCTTGACTCAAAAATTAAATTTGCGAATTGCTGAATACCAAAAGCGCTACCTCCGGGGCTATCTATTTCCAATACTATAGTGTGTATGTCGCTACGGCCTAACATTTCCTTGAAATCCCTGGTTAATATGTCTAGCCCCGCAAATCCGCCAAAAAGCAAAGAGAAAATATCACTTTTTGGTATTATCACGCCCTCTATGGGTAGAAATCCGACACCATCGATAACCTCAAAAGTGGCTTCATTTGCTGCATTTATCCCGACCGGAAGCCCTAACGTCTTGAAGTCGGCCTCTTTTCCGGCCTGTATAACGCCTTTTTGGTCACCCGCCATAACATTAGAATTTATACGATTATTGTAAAATTCCGCCTGTTTTTCGTATATTTCCGCCACTTTGTTTAAACAACTCGGCAAAATAGCCCAAAGTAATGGCAAAGAAAATTTATTCATGTTTTACGCCTCCCTGATTAATGTTTTTAGTCCTCGGTGTCCTCTTCGGTGTCCTCTTCTTCGTCGATATCTTCCTCGGTGCCTCCCTCGTCGGCCATTGTTTCCGCGTTAATTATGGCCTGGCCTGAGCCTCCCCTGGCACCCTGGCCAACAAAAGAAACGCCTTTTTCCCGCATGACTCGTTCTTCGTATGCTATCTGATTAATGTTTGCGTCGAAATCTTCGCCGATGGCCGCGCTTTCTCCGGCGATAGTTGTCAATCGTCCCGCTATCCTGTCTAATGCCGCCGTCGTTTCCTTTACCGGGTCTATTTGCCCAGGACTCTGGCCTATCCACTTGGCGCCTAAATATGCCGACCGCATCGCGAAATCATCCATAAATCCAGGGGCGTCAATCCGCCCTCTTGCGACCGCTTCCTCAAACCATGCCTCATAGACAGGGTTACAATAATGATTTACGATTAAAGACCGTTTAGTCCGAAACGTTAACCAGGCCAACAACATTGACGCCCTGGCCGCCGAATAACTAGACGAAAATTTATACATCAAGAGTTCATACGGAATAGACAAAGATACGCCAATTTGTTGAAACATGGCTTGCATGAACTTTTCAAAATTCTGGTTCGGCCTCTTCGGGTCTGCAAAGTCTACCGACTCATTCGCGCCTAGAGTTATAAACGCCCCCATTCCTAGCTTATAGTCCTGGTCTTGGCTACTGGCGTTTGTTTCGGCCGTCATTGCAAATGGTGAAAGCCCGGTGGTTCCAGTCTCGGACTTCAAAAACACTGTAAAATAGCTATTCACAACGGCCGCCGCTATCTCTGCGTTGGTATACTTTGACAACTGTTTAACGATCTCTATAATGGGCGCCAGGTACGGCATCCCGCGCGTCTGGTCTGGTCTGAGCCGTTCATATATATGTAATATATTCCGCCTCCCTAGCTTATTAAAAGCCGGAATTGTTTCCCATTTGCGCTCGAAACTTTTTTCGCTCCCAGGGTTCGCGGTTCTGATGTCATAGGCTATCGGCGCCCCCTTACTATCCATGTGAACGCCTCCGGCCAGGGTCTTGGTATCTCTTACGCCGGCTTTATTGCAAACCCTGTCTCCCTCTATGATTTGTAATTTTAAGCCATAAGGTGACGTGTTCCGTAGTTCAAACGGTAGCAAGCAAAAAACGTCGCCACTCTCTAAATACGATCTCAAGACAAGGCTTTGCGTGTCGGCAAAATTAGCCCTCCGGTCGTAACTGCAATCAAGGTTATTAGCCCACAACTTCCACTCGGACTCTATATTTTCCTGTAATTCTGCGGCCTTATCCTCGCTCAGATTCAATACATTACGATTGACTCTGGATTGCATGGTCAAACCGGTTCCAATAACGTGCAACTGGTTAGTATTTATGGCGCCTGTCGCTATTGGTACGTTGCGAATTAAGTCGCGGCTCCGGCAAATAATTTTGACCCGGTCGGTAAGCGTGTCCGCGTCTGCGTCGCCCTGTGGTGGTGACCAGGTAGAAACGCCGCGACGACTAGACGACCCCCCAAAATACGTACCGGATCTAGCCGAAAACCTGGCGCCTTTTAATTTTGATAGAGCTTGCTTTCGGGCAAACTCCGGCAACGCCTCAACGTCGATACTGGTTTTTTTTGTACTAGCTTTTTTTGTACTAGCTTTTTTTGTCATAACTTAATTAATCCCCTTTTAAGTATATTTAGTCCTTTTCCTTTATGGCTTCAACGTTTATCATGCCAAGACAAGCCCCCGATTGGTCAATACGGATACCCTTTAAATTACAAGAATTAGAAATATTATTAACACAAAAAATATTAACGCAATGGATTTTAGACTCAATACTAATAACGTATTGCTGTTGTAATGGCTTCTCTATTTTTGGTTTTTCCATTTTTTTATTTCCATTTTTTAATTGTCAACAGTAGTAAAGGCACCACCACCAAATCCGCCGATTAACTCCTGGGCGACCTCCTTTTTATACTTATCCCTACCGGCCTCCAACTCTGCTAGGTTCGCCCTAGTGACCTGTCTACCACCCATACTATATGATTGTGCGGTAGATAAAACGGCTGATATAGCGGCTTCATATTCTGCTAACAATAACGATGCGGCGCTCATTCTATACGCTCCCCAGGATTAAGTACCCGGCCTTTTGCTTTCGCATTTTTAACCGGCGAATAACTTTCCTCTTTGATATCTTCCGACAAGCTATCTAACATTGAGGATATTGTCAAGTTCGGAAAAACCACAAAAGCAATAATATTTAGAGCGGCTATATTGTATACCATCAAGTCTAACGCCTCGTTTCGTTTCCTGGTGGCTATCCACTCATATTTTTTGTGGCCGCGAATAAACTTGGCCTTCCTTTTTTCTGCCGTTAGCTGTTTAAAATACTCTTCGTCCAGTGACATAGGAAAATGAATATATCCCGCGCCAGGGTTCTCGATCAAAAGACGTCCAAATAGTAGATTTTTAATTGTATCCGTACCGATTAAGTATAATTTTACGCCGTTTTTCTGTATACTTGGCCGGCCGCTTATCGGTGCGCCTGGCGTCGAAGAGCCTTTTATAGCAAATACGCTCATTGGGTCTGACGCCTTTACAAATTCATAGGTTTGGCTTGTATAGTGTCCTCCGGTGTCTATGGCTGTGCATACAATCCTAAAATTTCCGCGCGGATGCAAGTAGGTTTTTGCTAAAAACTCCCTTAGATTTTCCCAAACTGTCAACTCCGCCGGCGACCCCATCAAATATTTAGTCTCAATGACCCTTGATTCTTCCCCCGGCATCCAACCAACGGTAGTGGCCTCGATACGGTCGTCCTGCACATCAACGCCGCATGTTATCATAACAATTTTTTCATCTAAAACTTTACTTTCCGGCTCCCGGCGATTAAATAAGGCGCTATGTTCTACTGACGCGCCCTTGCTTTCCCAGGTCTCGGCCAAAACGGTATTAGTCCAGGTTTTTTGTAGTGGCTCGTCCTTTAATTTCTGAGATTTCAAAAACTCTTCAACTATCTGAGTCCAAGACAACCAACCCAGTGGCGAATAAAGCGCGTTTATATGAAACCCTGGGCAATGGCCATTTTCCTGGTTCTCGGCAACCCATTTACCACCGGCCAACATAGCGGTTTTATGCCTCTCTTCAATGTGGCACCCGCAATTATCGCACACGTACACGACTTCACCGTCAAGAGAATAGTCCGGTTTTCTGGAAAATTTTATATTAGACCACTGTAGGTGCTGAAAATAACCGCAATGTGGACAGGGTAGGTTAAATCGGCGTTGGTCTGACAGTAAATACTCGCGCTCTACGCGGCTGTTGTCCTTCTCTGTCGGGGAAGATAATATAAAAATCTTACGCCGACGCCCATAGGTGGTGGTTCTCTTGATGGCCAAAGCTATCGGGTCGCCCTCGCCGTCCAGGTCTAATGGGTAACTATCTACCTCGTCAAGAGCTAGGTTTCTAATCGGCATCATTCTTAAACCGGCCGCGCTGTTGGCACCGGTTAAAATGGTTACTCCGCCTAGATATTCCTTACATAAAAGGGTATTTCCTCCGTCTTTTTCCCTGGCCGGCCTAACCTTAGACCTCAAAACCCTACAATTTAAAATCATGTCTTGGTATCTTTGTTTTGATAGCTTTTTGGCCATATCTACGGTAGGTTCCACGATTAGAAATGGCGATGGGCATAGGTCTATACTGTGTCCGTTCCAGTTTAAAATTAACTGAGTACCGGTAATCTGTGCCGGTTTCATAAATACAACCTGTTCCGCCGGATGGGAAGGGCTTAGGCAATCCATAATCTCGCGTGTAAACGGTACGCGGTCTGTCTGGTATTTACCTGGCGAAGCTGAACTCTTAGACGATAAGACTATATTTCTGTCCGCCCACTCTGCAATCCCTATACGCGGATCTAGCTTGAGTCCGTCACAAAAGGAAGATTTATAGACTATCTCACCCGGCGTTACCTTCATTACCATCTTTCAAGCCCTCCGGGTCGTATGTTTGGGATAAGTCCGACAATTCATTTTCGATTTGAAATAAAATTATATTCCGTACCTCTACCTCGTCGGTTTCCGCCGCCACTATAGCGGCCACCCGGTCGGGTATATTTAACATTCTGTCTCTTATTTTTCGTGCCATTGTAAATGCCGCCAGTTCCACATCTTTGACCATGACCATTTCCCCGGTTTTTAGCTTTAAATCTAGCTCTAGCATTTGTACCTTGATCTCCTTTTCCCTTGTCCTGGCATTAACAAAAGAAGTCGCTTTGCTGCCGTATAACTGGGTGTTGTTTTTCGCCTTATCGCCTGGGCTTCGGGTTCCTACGGTTTTCCGATCAACTCCAAATGGTACCACTAAATGTCGCTCTAAACACAATGTCGCCTCTTCTGGATCTATTTTGTTTCCGTGTAGCGGAATGATACCCCTTTGTACGTATTTCCCTATTGTCCTGGGTGCTACGCCGCGCCGCTTTGCATATTCCGCCCTGGAAACCAATTCTCGCGGTATCTCTTCCGGTGGCTCGGTGGATTTCTTAGCAGGTTTCTTGGTGGGTTTCTTGGTGGGTTTTTTAGACTTCTTAGCTCGCGCCATGACGCTACCTTCTTCTCCTGATTTTCTTCTCAAACTGGGCGTTAAACTGCCGAGTTAATTCCATTTGAAATTCCGCGTCAATAGTTTCAAGTATTATTTTTTCGGCATTTCTATTGGTGTATAGTTGAGCGATGGACGCCCCATATAAGACCTGTCTCTTATCTGCCAGGTACGGCGTCCCTTTTTTAGACCGTCGAACAATCTTGCCGGCCTTTTCGCCCCTAGCCTTGGCAAAAACGAATTTTTCACTTGACCCTTTGTGTACCGGTGATATGTGGGCGCCCCTCACCAACCTTGCGGCTCTCTTCACGACAACAGAAACGCCGGCCGCTACTTGCTTGGCTCCGTACTTATAAAGCCCGCGCCCTTGCTTACGGACGAAAATGGTAGCCCTTCCGACGTTCGCCTGGGCGTTAGCTCTTTTGATTGAAATTAGCTTGCCAAGGGTCAACGCCGACTTCGGGATATTGTAATTTGACGATACGCTTTTTTTTAAATTAGCGGCCACCTTCCTGGCTGTAAAATTCAAAGCGTTGGCCGTCGCCGCTTTCGTGACTTTTGGTAGGTCTCGGAAAGCGGCATCCGCATCTATTTTTATTTTGAAAAAATCTGCCATAAGAACAGTGATATATCACATTGGCCAATATGTCCAGTAAAAATAAATCAAATGTGACCAGAAACGTGACCCATTCCTACCGGTCACATTTAGGTCGCGGTAATTATTCCACCACTGACAACCGTAATAATTATTTACAGGAAACGGTAGCCATAAGGCTATATGCCTCAAAGGTTTACGGTGGGTCGTAATAATTACCAAGGGTGACGGCAAAAATTTTTTCTGACGGAATAAAAAAGGTGCGCCCGAACCGTACC